ATAATATAAATATTGAAGCTGCCGAGCCGTATGGTTTCCATCAATATTTGTCTATTGTTGTCTACGTTTCTGGGGACTTCATTGTTAAATCTAAAAGCAATGTAGTGAATTCCAGCGACGTTGACTATGACACAAGGGCAACGTATACTGGGTGGCAGTGGCAGCCCCATATTACGGAGGTAGCTAACTACACGCTTAGCAACCGTGAAATTCTTAAGCAGCAAAATGTTGTGCTGCCTAATCAGCTGGTAAAATGTGGGGATGAATCCTTCGCCTACTGGGAGACAGCTACCGGGCTTGATATTGGTGATGGTGTTAAAGAGCTGGGTGAGCAGGCTTTCTTTAGCTGGAGCAAAGCCACCAAGTTGCGACTTGGCCCAGCGATTAAGAGTATTGGCGATTCATGTTTTGGGCGCTGGTATATATTGGAAGAAGTTATTTGTGAGGCAGTGTCGCCCCCCACAATGGGGTATGACCCTTTCATGCAGGGCAATAACAGCTTTGCAATTAAGGTGCCTAGTGGCTCGGTGGCTGCGTACAAAGCGGCCCCGGGGTGGCGTGACTATGCGGCACGTATAGTTGCAATTTAATGGAGCAGGTATGAAGAAAGTAGTTACACCGGATAATCTAAGTCCGGAGCATTTTAGGCTAAACCAGACTTCGAAGAAAATCGAAGTAATATTCCCCGCTAGCGCAGGTGGTATTAGTGACATGGCGCTTGACGGGCAGAAGCTTACTTACACGGAGGGCGGAGTTGCCAAAGAGCTCAATCTTAAAAACATTATACAGATGGACGGCAAAATTGAAGGCACTAAGCTGAAGTTGTCCCACCCCAATGAGGGCGGCGTTATACTTGAGGTTGACATGAAGTCACTTAAGGGTTTGGGTATTGAATTGCAAGATGCTTTCGGGCAGAGTATCGTGGAGGAAAATGACTAATGAATATTGTAACTTGTGGCGCGGATAATGATTTCCTGAATTCAGTAGTCCGCAGAATTATTTTAGAAATGGTAAACGAGGGTACACTTCAAGCCCAGCTACTGGACTGTGAAGGTACGCCACTCGGTAAGAATGCTAAAGTCTTGCTTTGTTGTGAAGGTGACTGCGGGGATAACAAGCCTGAAGACAAAGATACTTTTATCAACAATGTTACTAAGGAAATTGTAGGCGGCAATTATAAAATTACACTTGCCCGTAATGATGGGCAAAGCTTTGTAATTGAAATCCCGGTTGCACCCCCGCCAGTTACACCCCCACCAGGTGGTGGTTCCGGTGGCACTGTTAAGTCTGTAGAAATGGAAGACGCTCCGGAGGCGCATGGCGAGGGTGGCGGTAGCGATGGCTATTACTACAGTCGTAGACAGAGCCTCGTAGTTACCAATAGCGATGATAGTATTGTTAGCGACGAGCTACCGCTTAACCGTGTTTATTGGCATGGTAGCAAAGAGCTTGACCGTAGTAATTACCAAGAGGGCACGGAGCGCCGCCCGTTAGTGGATGTTATTGTCGACAAAGCCATGAAGGATGCTGATGCCAGGGTGGTTCGCATTCCCTTTGGTTTAGTGGGCGACGATGCTAAACAGAATATTAAGCTGTTAGAAATTCCTTTTGATACCTTCCCCAGCCCGAATGACTTTTCCGGCGGTGGTGGTCCGGGTGGTCCGGGTGGTGGTCCTGGTGGTGGCCAAGGTGGAAGCAGTGGCGTTACTGATATTACACTTTCGCCCACACTATACCGCCACCTTCAGGTAACCGTTAATGGAGTACAAACACAATTACAGTTGCCAGATATTTGGTTCGAGAAGCGTTCTACTGAAGCCAATAATGAAGAGGATACAAAGAATTTTGTAACTATAAAAGAGCTTAATACACTTGCTGCTAACCTTGCACAAATTTCTTGGTCCGCAGCTATTCCCCACCAGAGCTTTGTGCTAACTCAAGACATGCTGAATAATCTTGAAGTAGACTTGCTTGACATCGATACTAACCAAGACGGCAGTAAAGTTGCTTACCGTGTAACAGACCGTAGTGACTGGATTCGCCAGCATGGCAATGATGTTGTTGCGTATCCATACCAGATTATTTCGCTCTTCCAACCGGGTGATACAAATGGTTTCAATTCTGCGCACCTACACACACCGCACCCATTCCTGCAAGCATTTGTTCGTAGCTGGGACCGTGACGGCGCAGGGCCTGGTAAATATAGTGGCACACATGCTATTGATATTTTCCGCCAGAAGTGGGGTGCGGGTTTAACTGGCCTTAAAATTGTTTATGCCGGCACGCTATATATGAGTACACCGTACACAGGCGACCCCGCTAAAGACCAGATTGATGGTATATACCGTGCACTCTTCCCGATTGGTATGATTAACACACCCCAGAAGCACGCGGTTTCAAACTACGCTTCACAGTTACCCGAGGCAATATTCTATCGTGTACGGCAGTGCTTTAACGAGGAGACGCCAGAGACTATTCCGCCAGAGCTTATTTTCAATACGCTTTCTCAAATAGCGTACCATGATATTCAGCCACACTTCTAAACAACGGAGAAACTTATGAAATTTCAAGCACCTAACCGCCCCATGCTGCAACATGGTAAAACCTCACCGGCTCGCCCCCATGGGGTTGCCGGAAATAATCCCAAGCCGCAACGCCCTGAGCAGCGTGGTGGCTGCGCATCTTGCCGTGGGAAAAAGAAATAACTATTCACATTCCCATAGAATGGTGATATAATGAAAACTGAAGCTTATGAGGGTTTTGATAAACTCACGTCTAGGAACCCAGTTATCGAAATACTGCATGAGCGGCGTGAAGAGCTGCGCCGGCTTTTGGTTAAGGTTATTGACCAGACGCAGCTCTCACGTATACAAGGCATGGCGGCAGAAGTTGATTTAATGCTAGCCTATCTTGAAAATACTATACGCCACGCAGATGCCCGCGTAATGGAGAAAGGAAATGGCTAACAGTGCAATGACACGTCGCCGTGCTGAGCGGCAACAAAACTTAACTGATAAACTTTCAGAAAATAATCCCTCTCCACAGGGGGATGACGATACCCAAAACGTACAGGAGGTACCGCCCCAACAAGGGGGCCAGGAAGATGAGACTTCCGAAAAGTATCGCCGCCTACAGGGAAAGGCCTCTGCCCTTGAAAAAGAGAACCACGAACTTGTTACTGAACGTGAAGCACTTCGAAAAGAACTGGAGGAGCTTAAGAAAGCACCACCAAAATCTGAGAAGGAAAAACATGAAGATTTCGTTAAGCAACTTCGTGAGGACATTGGGGCGGAGCATTGGGATTACTTAGACGAAAGTGAGAAGCAGGCATTTATCCGAATGGCCCAGCGCCAAGAGGAAAAGAATCGTGCCGCTACGGAAACAGCCCAACGCATTGTATATGAGAAAGATGAAAACCGTCGCTCTCAAGAATTCGTTGGCGCAATGGATGAGGCTCTTAAAAAGTACGATACGACTTTTTTAGGGTTGGCGAATAATGCAGAGTTTAATGAGTGGGTGAAAGGTTCCCGCCGTAACTATGCAATCTGGAAGGCGTCTGTTGAAGGTAAGGATACAGAGGCACAGCAAGACTTGATGGCTTTGGCAGAAGAGTTCTTTGGCAAGGAAAATAATTCCTCCCCCACTATAAAGAATGCACCAGCCAAACCCGCTAAGCAGCCAAGTGCGAAGATTACTTACGAACAATATATTGCCGCCATTCGGGATAAGCGCCACCCCAGTCGTCGTGCTCGGGCCCAAGCTATTATTGACCAGTATTTGAAACAGGAAAACCAAAATGGATAAGCAAATTTACGGGCAGGGGCATACCCGTATTATTCCTAACCAGCTTATTGCAGATAAGATTTCTACGGAGATTTTTGACCGTAAGTTGGATGAGTCTATTATCCCCAACATTGCATTGGCAGATGCAGATTTTGAAGGGCAACTGCTTTGCGGTAGCAAGGTTACGTTTTTGCGACGGGATACTATTGACCCCACTCTCTTCCAAGATGTGCAAGGCAACGAAGACCCCGAGACCGATGTTATTACGCTCTGCGCCCAAGAGGTGGAGATTTGTGGTAGCAAGGATTTCCAGATTAAGTTGAGTGTTCACCAGCTGAAGCAACTTGAGTGCGAGAATTTAGATAACGTCTACTTCGATACCGTTGACCGTACTATTAGTGATACTGTTGACCTTATCTGGGACCAGTCCCACTTGGCGACTATGCTGATGATGGCAGCGCGCGAAAATACCGGTAACAACGCACTTGGCCTTGTGGACCTTGGCAGCGCAGCGAATCCGATTGTTATTCCGAAAGACCGCATGGCCGGCGCTGAGAAGCTTGAAGAAGTATTTTCTAATCTTCAGTTCGTGCTCACTACACGCAATGCAATGAACTACAATGGCGATGTGGCATTGGTCCTCCCCACTTTGGCGGCTAACCGTGCTGCTCCCATTTTCCGTGACTTGAATGTTTGCTGTGGTGAAGATAACATCCGTATCAAAGGCCAATTGCCGAAGACTATTTACGGCTTCGACAGCTTTATGACTAATCGCCAAGTTTTGTCGGTTATGTACGGTGGTCGCCGGATTTTCTACATTATCGCGGCAGATAAATATGCAAGTGGCTTCGTTTCTGATTTCTACAACTTTAAGTGGTGGGAAGATAAGCGTGACTGGTTCTTGGTAGGTACAGAAGTTCATGGCTCGTATGTAACCTACCCAGAGCACATTGCGATTGCTGCAGTTACTTTTGAGCAGTAAGATAGGAGAAAAAACTATGGCTCAACTTCTTCAGATTTTTAAGGGTGGCTGGGAAGGCAAGCACCGCAATAAGGATGGTAGCCTTCGCGACAACCGCCTTGCTGTAAATCAGCGCCCAGCTGATGGGCATATTAAGCCGGCAACGTGGGAAGATTATATCCGGGTTAACAAGCATCGATTTTGTGACCTGCCCCAGTTAGCTGTGGGCGACGTTATCGGGGTGCATACTACGCTTACCTTTGGAGTTGTCGAAGCACTTGGTATTGCGGTTCTGGTTCCGGAAGAGGGACTCAAGTTCAAGCTTGTCGCAAGTGATGACTTCAAGCTTGAGGGCTTGGACTTTACTGTGTACGAGTATGACGAAGACAAGAAAGAATTCAAGGCAACTACCACTAATGCGGGTGCTGATTCTTTAACCGAGATTGGTACTAAGAAAGTTTGGATTGCGGGTTATGCCAAGCCGGGCGCTGAATTAATGCGGGTGGGCAATGCGGTTCAGATTGGGCTTGAGGTGGTAGCGCTTCCCCAGAATGTGGGTAATGCTGGTACAACGTGGGACTTCGATATTGAGTCACGCCTACAAATGCGGCAGTCTGTCCGCCCACCGGCAAGTCTTTGCTGCTGCTAACAGAATTGCCCGGTTACTAAGTGGCCGGGCTTCTTTACATTGGAGAATCTAAATGAGTGGAATTAAGAGTAAAGTAAATGGTATCGTTATTGCCAGTACGTCGTATGTGGATACCGTAGTACGAATGGGCGGTGGCAAGTACGCCCACTTTGTTGGCACTACCCCCCGCGCTCAGCCACAGCAGTCAGTGACCCCGCCCGCTGCCGGTGTAGACCTTGCGCAAGCGGATGCCCAAGACGAACAAGATGAGCAGGAAGAAGCAGTGGCAGAAGTGGCTTCACCGGAAGCCGAGGAAACGCAAGAAACGCCGGAGGAAGCATCAGGCCGCCGCGGGCGTAGAGGCCAACCGGTAGAACAACTATGAAAGTAAAATCTCTCATAGCCGAGGTGAGAAGACAGCTCTCGGATATTGAGGGGCTTGGTTATGATGATGACTTGCTAATTGAGTTTATAAACGACGGGCTTTGCTTCATTTATGAATTGAAGCCCGAGTTATTTGCGGAGTCACGTATACTACAGGCGCAATGCGGTGATGTTCAGATAATAGATGAGTGCTGCGACAAGCTGCTTTCTGTAGATGCAATCTCCTCCCCCACTGGTATATTCGTAGATATTGTTCGGCAGACCAGTGTAAAGATGGCGCGTGACTTCGATAAAACTCCTGCAGGCATTGGGGCGCGCACATGGTCCATGCGTGAGAATGTATTTAATGAATTCTATGTATGGCCGCCCATTGAGAAATGTGAGTGTGTATATTTCAGAATCACATGTGCCCCCCCGCCTGATGCCGTTGTTGAACTCACAGACCAAGTTCCCGGGTGCCGAAACCATGAAGCCCTGCTACAATATATTTTTTGGAGGGCGTACTTACTGGAAACTGAAAGTGCTACTTCAGTTCAACTAGCCCAGAGTTGTTATGATAAGGTATATCAGATTCTTGGAATTGAGCGGCAAACAGATAATGCAATGAGGGAAACCAATGGAAGACACAACAAGTCTTAGGCCATACTTAACAACACGGCAAGGTCCAGTAGTATGCTGTGATAAACCACCACGTGAGCACTGTGTTGTAGAGTATCGTCGGGAGAAAGAAATTGAATTTATTTGTTATGATAAGTGGTTGCCTAATGTTCGTCTTTTGGCACCTCATATTCCCGATAATGTGCTGCTTGATTATATTCGCCGTAGTTGTATTGAGTTTGCTAGGCAGTCTAAGATTCTTACCCGCAACGTTACTTTGCTTACTCAGAAAAATGTGGCGGACTACTGGCCCTGCCTTGGCCCTCAAGAAAGAATAGAGTGGGTGCGACTGTTATCCGTTAACGGAGAGTGCTTTGAGCCGAAGGGGCATAGCTGCTCATGGTGTATCGGTAAAAGTAAGTTCTGGTTTCACCCGCCTAATAGCCTAGAGATTCATCCTCCCCCCAATGAGTGCGCTAAGATTATTTTCACAGTTGACGCTTGCCCCAGTGAAGATAGTACGGAGGTTGATAGATTACTGCATGACAGGTACTTCAAGCCAATAGAAGATTACGCGGTTGCATTGACTACGTTGATACCACCACGAGACGACAGTCATAATGTGGTTAGGGTTAGTCCAGATACGCACAATTTATTGATGCGCGGGTTTAGCAGGGGTGTTGCACGGGCTAAGATAGACCAAGCGCAGAATTTTTCAGATGCTGTAACTACGTGGGGAGGTAATTGTAGTGGGATGTAATTGTAGAGGCGGGAGAGCTCGCCAGAAACCAGAGCTCAATCTTAGTACGCCATGCGTTGCTGCCCCAGGTGTACACTACAATGTGAATGTTGAAGTTGACGAACATTGCAAGGTGGTGAGAATATGGGCAGCAGAGAAAAACATAATTAAAGGATGTGACGAATGCGGTTGAAGCTAACCCGGTTTTCCGGCCTAGCGCCTCGCCAGACAGACCGAAACTTACAGGAAAGTTTTGCAAGTATAGCGGAAAACGTAAACCTTGAAAGAGGTACAATACAAGCATGGAATGAGCCGGCGAAGGTCAGTGACCAGACCGGCTATTCTCTTTTTATGGCCAGCTGCTGCCCCATAACTGGTGACTGCGATACTTCTTTCGCAGAGACTGGTATTGACTGCGGTGAAATACTGGTTGCTTCAGGCTTAGGAAAGCAGCCAGTATTTACTACCGAAACTTGCCCGCCCCACTGGGAGCCACTGGGCTTCCCATGTAAGATGGCTGCCCCTACTGTAAAAGCGCCTGCAGCTAAAGAAGATTTCAGTATGGACTTGCGGAGCTACTATTACACAGTAGTCAACCGTATGGGGTGGGAGTCTGCCCCGTCGTTGCCGTCCGCCTCAGTGCGTGTGAATATTATTTCTGAAGTTAGTGTTGGTGAATTTGAAGTGCCGAGCAACGCGGTGACTATCAGAATTTATCGGGCACAGACCCCACTAGACTACGGCACTGAGCCACTTGAAAATGATGACGCAGTATTTCTGCTTGTGGGGGAGATACCGGTTAGCCAGCCAGTTTTTAAGGATACTGTTAAGATTGCAGGGTTCGCTTGTGAGACCGAGCAGTATTCTCCCCCACCTGAAAACCTCTATGAGGTTTGCAGCTTACAGAATGGGCGGCTTTGCGGGTTAGTGGGTAACCACTTTATGATGAGTGAGAGAGGAGCGCCACACGCTTGGCCAGATAAAACGAAGGTATCTTTCTACGACAAGCCGCTTGCTTTGAAGTGCGTGAGAGATGTTGCTTACGTGCTTACTGCTGGGCGTCCAGTAACTATCCAGGTTAATGGAGACTGTGATGACGGTGTACTCTATAGCGTGTCAACATTACAACAGACCTTGCCCATACTATCACGCCGCTCAGCGGCTACGCATGCAGGCGGCGTTGTTTACGCAGCTGCCCAGGGTTTGGTATTCATTGCCGGTCAGCAGGCAGTAGTGCTCACTCGTGATTTCTATACACCCCACCAGTGGGGGCAGCTGCAGCCCCATACCATGGTTGGCTGTGTTCATGACGGGGTATACTATGGTTCTACAGCTACAACTTGTATTCGCTTTGACCTGCCCGATGAAATATTTGCAACGCAAGATGACACTGCCCTAACCACCATCTCCCTCCGCCCAAGGGCTATGTACTCCGCCAGCAATGACCGGTTATATATGGCGTTGGATAACGGCACATACGAGTGGAATACTGGTACAGGTAAAATGGTGTACCACTGGCGAAGCAAAGTGCATTACGCCCCGGGTCCTGTGAGGTTTTCTGCCTATAAGATTTTTACTGATGGTATTGTATCTGTTTCCCATTCAACAGAGCACGGAGAAATATCTCGTAATGCTACAAGCTTGAAGCCGGCGCGTCTTCCCTCCGGTAGGAAAGGACAAGAGTGGTTTGTAGACTTTCGGGGCACAGCAGAAATTAGTGAGTACACTTTAGCAACAAGCATACGGGATTTATCTCATGACTAAGATTGAACTACCCAGCGATGACCTGGACCAGGTTGAGAAACAGCTATTAGAGTTTGGCGAGTTTATACTTTCCCAAACAGGTAATATTATCCGCTACCCATATATCTTCTTTCAAGCATGGGTGAATAGGAAACTGAAAGTATTTACCCACCGCCAGGAAGATGGGAAGATAGACGGGCTGCATATAGTAAGTATGTTCACCTGCCCAGTGACGGGGCTTTATCATAGGATTACAGGCTTCAAGGGTGGGGTAGATATTAGTGAGTTTGTTGATAAGACTTTGGCGATTTATGAGGAGCCAGAACAATGAAAATAGAAACAGAAGAACAGCTCAATAAGCTGTATGCTTTCTACCAGCAAGAGAAAGAAAATATCTTTGCCCAGGTAAATATCTCCCCACTGGATGATAAGATATACGCTATGCTCCTCCATGTACTGAATGGTGACCATGGCTGGTATGGTGAGATTATTGAAGAAGGCGGGAATATAGTTGGTATCTTCATTGGCATGCTAGTGGCAGAGGTTCTTTCTGGTAAGCTGCTTGGGCAGGAAGTGGTAGCGTACCTAAAACCAGAAAACCGGTCCCAGCCCAATAAGCTCGCTATTGGCAAAGCCTTTTTACAGTTTGAAGAATGGTCAAAGCAGCGTGGGGCGTACCGTGTAAAAGTGAGTACCTACGGTGATTACATACCGATGCTTGAGCAGCGTGGTTACATTAGCTACACAACAAATATGTACAAGGAGCTTAAATGAGTGGTGATATTGGTACCGCCGCAGCGGCGGGAATTGAAGCAGCTGCTGCCATTACTATTGCAACAATGCAGTTCGCACATGAGCGGAGTAAGCTAAAGCTGCAAAAAGAAATGTGGCGAGAGCAGAAACGCTGGGCTTCTATGTACCATGACTTGTGGAATGAGAAGTACAAGCCGGCGGAGATGCGGTTCTTGGATTACGTAATGAACAAAAAGCCGTATGAGCCCCAGTATAACGCTGCAGAATCACGGGCCATTGTAGGCGTGAGAAAAGAATTCCTTGCGACAAGAATGAAGCTTAGAAAGTGTATTGACCCCCAGATGACAGGCGAGCTTTGTTCACGAGAGAGGATACTGGCAATTGAGGAAGCTAAAGCTGTAGTGGCTGCAGCCAATAGAGGCTTCAGGGCAGAAGAGGCACGCAAGGACCAGAAGGAGTCACAGTGGGAACAGCTTGTTCTGGCAGTCCTCCAACTGGGTCGGGGCTTAGTATCTGCTGCCTCCCAACTGTATGCTAACGCTAATCAGACTGCCCAGACAATGGCGAATATAAACCCCTACGGAGGTTTCGCCGCTGCGCTTGGCCAGATAACTTCACGCATTACCAACGATGCTTACGCTCGAGAGAATGGGCAGCAAGGTACCTACGGGCTTCAGAACCGGAGTATGTATAACCAAGCCCAAGGCGGTTACCAGTACAACTTCAACGGGGCGAGCACGGGTAGTTTTAATAATCGCACCCCAATCAGTATTTAAGCGGAGAAAGAAATGAGTTTGTATGATGATTTTATGAATGGCCAGATTCATGACCACAAGTTATACTGGGATAGGCTGAATCAGTTACAGCAACAAGATGCGCGGCGGATTACAATGGACGGCGCCCAGATGCAGTTGGAAAACGATGCCGTTACCCGTGATGCTAGACTTAGGAATGTGCTCGCCCAGCTGGCTAACTCAACAGACCTGAATGAGCAGCAGTTAGCCTATCGTCGCGGCTTAGACCCGCTAAGCTATGACTTTGAGCGGCAGAAGCTGCTCACTGGTATAACCCAAAGCCAGAACCAGCAAGGACAGGCAGGTCAAGAAATACAGTTTAGACAAGGGCTGAGCCCACTTCAGTATGACGCCAAAAAGGCAGAGCTTGGCGCAAGTATTGCGGGTAATACCCTCACCACTACAAATGCAGAACACGGCAACACTATTGCTAAGGATATTTTCCCAGACCAAAGAAGAGCCGCCCAGGGCCAAGCAGCTTATGCCGGTATGCAGGGTGATGTGGTGCGTGATAACCTACCGGCTTTACGAGCTACGTCCGAGACAAATATCCTCACCGGCCAGAAGAGTGCCGAGAACCAATACGGGATGCAGGAAACCTTGGGCCGCCAGCTGGCAGAGCAGAGAACAACATCAGACCTAATGCACTGGGCCATTGAGAATGGTGGGCAGACAACGCCAGACCTCATTAACCTAATGCGTGGTGCAAGCTACGACCCACGCCGTACACCGGAAGAAAGACGCATCGCCGGCAACCTGGTTAACTCCCTCACCCTGCAGCAGGTTGAGTATCAAAAAGCATTCCAGGGTAAGGACGCCACTATGAATCCAGCTGTGCCACTCATAGAGAATACGCCTCTCCAGATGGCAGAGCAAATGGGTATACAAGTGCTGGGGCAGAACCCGTATGGCGAATATCAAATAGACGTGGGTAGAGGCAACATAGAGCTGCTTTCCCCGGCGGAGCTCAAGTCCTCTATTGCGCGGCGGCTGGGTGTTGATGCCTCACCATGGCAGAAAGATGCAGAGATTTCGTTGAAAGAGCGTGCTGCTCGGTTGTCTGGTAATACGCAAGCTATGACTGCTGGTGTACCAGATGCCTTCAAGCCAGAGCTGGGCTTCAAGCTTTCCGACGAGGCCAAGCAGCGGCAGCAGAGAATCTTGTACGGCGCCCAAACCCATGCGCTACAAGGGCTGGGCTACTCTCAGAAAGAAGACGCCAACGGCAACATGATATGGGTAGATGACAAGGGCCAGGTTGTAGACCCCGCTGCCATAATGCAGTATCTCCGTTCCCAGAACCTGGCAGGTGAAGAGGTGGCTCCCGCTTTACTGAATCCTAAGGAGGGAAGATAAGATGAAGGCAGGTGAATCACGTGCTTTTACTATTGGCCTTGAGGAAACCCATGCTCTCCCACCAGGTTTACTCCAGGCAGTTAATGAGCAGCTCTCCGGCTATCGTGAGCAGAACTCATTGCTGCCCGCCCATGTAAACAGGGACCCAGACCGCAGAGCTGAGCATATTCAGATGGCTGCTCGCATGCAAGAAAAGATGGGCGAGTTCGACAATATTGTACCTCTCGCCGTTGACGCCTACATGCGAGGTGACAAAGCCACCAGGCAATCTCTTGAGTCTGGTTCCTTCCCACAAGAAGCAGTGGATAACACATACACAGTTCTTTCTCGCATGCCCAAGTATGGCGGCGATGATTGGACTGTGGGCGATGCTCGTAAATCTTTGGCCGGCGTAATGGGCAACCCGTCTAAGGACCTTACAGGAGCGGCGCAGGCTCCAGCTCCCCGCCCCATTAACGACTTGAAAATATGGAAGAGACCTGATGGAAGGTACATGACAGGTGATACCTTCCTGGATACAATGTTAGCTATTGAAAGTGGCGGTAGGCTGCATGATAAGAATGGCAATGTACTCAAGGCTGCAGGCTCCAGTGCACGTGGGTTATTCCAGGTTATTGACTCTACAGCGCGGTCGTACGGGCTATTGGGCGATGGCTTTGACTTACGTGGCGACCCACAAGCTAGCTTAGCTTTCGCGGTTAAGTATGCCCAAGACAATGCCAAGAGCCTCAAGAAGAATGGCATACCAGTAAGCCCGCTTACTGTGTACCTCTCCCACCAACAGGGCGCAGGGGGTATTAAGGAAATATGGGATGCTGCTAACGGCAGGGGTACTGTGTCCAAGGGCGTCCGTGCCAACATGGATAACAATGGTGGTAGAGGATTAACCCCTGCCCAGTTCCTCAAGAAGTACGACAATATCATCGCTGCTCGTATGGAAGAAGCCCGCGCTAATGGCGCCAAAGATGGTTTCCTCATGGGGGCGGATGTTAATATTCCAGACGCGCCTAGCTATGCCCAGGCTGCCACGCCAGATGGGACCCAGCCTGCAGGCGGTCAAGTTGCAGTGGACACCAGCTGGCAGAAATTAATGACTGCCACAGCTCCTGCTTCTGCCCCACTACAAGAATCAGATACTGCAGAGGGCGAAGATGACGGGGCTTCTGAAAAAGACAAGCTAGCAACCACAAGTGTTAACTGGGCAGCTAGGCTGGATGACCTTTTCCGCCAAGAGCCGGTTACTACGGTTCCCAGTGACCTCCATGAAATTATTTTACAGAAAGTGAGACAAGCATGAGTAATGACGCTATGACAACCTTGCAAGAACAGATTGCAAAGTTAAATCAAATAACCCAAAATGGCTATAGCGGTTATAAAGGAAACACTCCGCCCATTGAGCCGGGTGTTAACTATACCGGCATTCTTGAAAACCCTGCCACTAAAATACAGCAGAGCATACTCGCATTCGAACCCGTGCGTGAGGCGGATGACCCACTTGCCGGTTACAACCTACCGCCTAAAGAAGTGGTGGAGGAGGCTACAAGTTCAACTGGGCCGCTAGGCAGTGCGTGGCGTTATGCTAAGGGGGCTGTGACCTCTGCCGGTCAAGGCCTCAAGGACACGGGCACGCACCAGTTAGCGCGTGGTGCAAATGCCCTGGTTGAGATGTTCTTTGATGTAACCGGTGACCTTCCCCAGCTGGTGGGTATGGAGGGCTATAACAATATAGATAATGTGCGTACCCTACTCCGCAAGGAAGAGGGCTATGATAAATTGAAGGTGGCTAAACAGAAAGACTTGCTTCGTGGTGGTGACCCCAGTGGTGTAACGCAAGCTGCTTCATTGTGGGGAATAAAGATGGGGGCAGATGATAACGAGGCAATTCGCAGCGACTGGAATAAATATTTCGGCCTCCGCTGGAACCGCTACGTGAATGCAATTCGTCGTGGTGAGATAGCTGCGCCCAAAGATGAAAAAGCAGAAACTGTACTTGCTGGGCTCAAAGACTTTGAAAAAGAACACCCCCACACGTTCGATGTACTGAAGCCGGAAACACTTGTACCCGAGGCCAAAGACCGGTTTCTTGTTGCTAAGGACAGCCCAGAATTTAAGCAACGATTCGATTCTAGTAATGACCTCGCAGACCGTTGGGGCGAAGATGCCACTAAGCATGTGAAGACAATGGAGGAGTTAAGCGCCAAGGCGCTTGCTGGCAAGGACCGCACAGACCCAGAATATTGGGGCTACAAGGTGGGGCAGAATGCTTTGAACTATGGCCTGGCCATAGGCGCTACAGCGCTCACTAGAAACCCCGCTATTGGTGCAACTATTGTTGCTGCCCCAGTTGCCGGTGATGCGTATGCTTCCGCCCGCGAAGCTGGTTATGACCCTGTTCATTCCGCCAGCTACGCTGCTTTGTACGGTGCGGCAGAGTATTTCCCCGAGAAGCTAGCCTTCAAGAAGCTGCTAGCTGGCGCCGGTTCTGGTATCTTGAAGCAAGCAGGTTCTAACGCTGTTATGGAGGGCATGCAGGAGGGTATTACTGAGATTGCTCAGATGGCTTTAGACCAGGGCTACAAAGTAAATGACGACCCCAACCTTACTTTCCAGAAAGCTATTGGCCGTGTCTTCGATGCCATGGTGCTCGGTGGTATTATGGGCGGGCTTGGTGGTGCTAGCCATGCAACACTTAATAAGGCATTGGCAGCTTCCCCAATGGACCGCGCTGCCGCTCGTGATGGCTACCTGCAGGAGTTCAATAATATCCGACAAGCACTGGAGCAGGGACTACCGCAGGACCAGCTTAATGAGATAATCCGAAACCCTGCCCAGGCTACCGCACCCACTGCCCAGGCTACTCCAACTACTCCTACCCCAGCTGCCCCAGCCAATCCTGCCCCAGCTGCTCCGACTACTGCGGCTAGTCCTGCCCAAGCTAGCCCTGCGCCCACTACCACAGCTAGTCCTGCTAATCCTACAGACCTGTTCTCACAGGTGGAAATTGATTTTCTCAATGACGCTAAGAACCCACTAAACTCTGCTACTGATGCCCAGTCTATACAGGGCGCCCAAGATATTCTAGCCAACCCAGACCCGGCGCTTGACCCATATAGACAAAACGCAGAAACACTTTTACAGGAAATGCGTACTAAATATGACCCCTCTTCACTTGCCCCCCAGGTACAACAATGGGAGCAGCATCGTTCTGAGGGTACCTCTATGTGGTCCACGCAGCCAAGCGGCCAAGCCACTAAGTACTCACAGGCAGATAATGATGCACTGATAAATCACTTCAACAAAGTAATAGGGCAGGGCGCCCAGGTCATAGACACTAGTGGCATTCTTCCCGATGGTTCTGTACTCCAGGGTGAGGGTGTTACCCTCCCAGATGGGCGGGTTATTATGAACTTCGATAATATCTCACCCCAGATTAGTACCGTAACTGGGCAGCAGATTCTTTCACGAGAGGACCGTGCTGCTATTGTTGGTAACCACGAGCTTAGCCACCGCGCAGAGCGGGGATTTGTGAATTCTCTCCCCGACGGTGGGCAGCTCTATAATGAGATACGGCAGCGCCTCGTCGCTAACCAAGTTATCGGTAATCTGGCACGTGCCATACAAGCCGAGCGGGCAGTACAGGTTTCCGCGGGCCAACAAGCTGCTAATACACTTATTGATGACTATACTGCGGTTAGTGAGGCTTACGCGGAGTTGATGGGTGCTCTCGCCCGTCCTCGCGGCTACGAGGCTTTGGTGGACCGGTACCTTGACTACTTGCCGCGTAAGGTTAAGAAGCCGGCGTTACGTAAGCTCATAGATAAAACTGCAGCTGGGTTGCGTAATGTGTTTGCTAAGTGGACTGGGAAGAACTTCACCCCGCAGACACTATCTAACCAGGAGGTGGCAGATATATTTGCCTCCATTAACAACCACAGATACTACGGGCTGAAGAATCCCACTGCCGCCCCACAGCAAACTACTGGGCCAAGCACGAATCCTATTTCAAGAACAGGTACACGCCAAGCTCCAGTGTTTTCTACTGCCCCACAAGTTGGGCTGGAGAAAATTATTGAAAAAGTATTTGGGAGCCAGCAAGACTTTGATGATTGGGCCAGATATAATTTCAATGTTATGGACTCTGAGCAGCTTGAAGATTTACACAAGGTCGCTATGAATATGCGGTTCAGAGAAGACTTATTGTCTTACCAGGCGATGGGGATATTAAAGCAGGTTGCCGATAAGTGGGACAAAAGCGAGGCAGCTAATATAAACCTGGCAGAGGTTGCAAATGACCTTGCTATTATTTCTCGTGTACTCACTAATAGCCAAGTAGAAAGCATAAAGCTGCCAAGTGGTATTAAGGTATTCTTTGATGATTATCTTAAAGCCCAGGTTGAGCGGCAAAATAAGATGCTCAACTTGTATAATAATTTTGAGGCTGACTCCTACCCCGCTACGCGCAGCGCGCTTTGGAATACTACGCTCACTAGTGGTATATTAGGCGGCTGGGGCTGGGGATGGGATATGACAAACACACTTCCAAATGACCAGATAGACAGTGCCATAAAGAAACTCCGCACTACTAGGTTCCCAGCAAAAATTGAAAAGAGTATTTATGTAGCTACTCAGCTCGCTAGTATTAATGCTGTCCCCATAGAAGACCTTGTCAGGAATCTTAGTAATCGTTATCCGACTTACGCAGCTAAGGTACAAGAGTTCTTCAAAGACTTGACAGCTTTGAAGTCTACAGCTTTCCATTTAGGGCTACATGATTTCCAAGAATTGTTAGAGAAGTTCTCTGTCTATCGTACCAAACCTAAAACAGAATCCTATACCTGGGGCGGCAATAAGTTCACCTCCCCGCCCAGTAAGGGGAAACCTGCAATGATGGCGTCGCACGCCATGCGTTTTGATAAACTCCAGAATGTGTTACATACAGGCGGTGAGCTGGTAGCACCCTCCATTGCCGTGTCTAATGCCAAGACGTTTAATGGTATTGGTTGGGGGAACATGGATATGACACTATTCATAGGCCTCCCAAGTATTCCAGAGAATAGTTATGTGTATGCTGCCGATGCCTATACCACAACATATAGCCCTTGGATGAAGGGTGACCAGGATGGTATGAGCAGGAGTATAGCTGAGCATACTAAGTTTTATCACGGTGACTCTCAGCGGCGGGCAGAAAACTATCTCACTAGGCTTATTAATGGGGACACCTACTTGCTTAGCCGCAGTGCCGTAGCCCCAGTAATTAGCGCTGCCCAGTTCGATGAGAATCGAAACTCAATAAATACGAAAGATACTGATGAGCTTGATAAGCTTTCTGATAACTACGAAGAGCAACTGCTGAATCTTATAGAGCCGCTGGCGGCAGACCTAGGCATGAGCCATGATGATACACTCTATGAGGTGGGCGCCGAGCTGCTGAGGGTTATGTGGGGTGAGAAGCTTGATTCTGTGGGGGCATTAGTAAATCAACCTAGCCTTTATGCACAGCTGCAAGAGGCAGTCCACCCCATAATGGAAAAGATTAAGGCAGACCTGCTGGGCCAAGGTCCATACATGGAGATGAAGGTTCTGGAGTCTTTGCCGCTTGGTAAGTTCTCAGCAGTAATGCTGGGTGATTCGCACGCGGCACAAGAATACAGTGAACAGCTGGCAGAGCTTGTGGCAAATGGTGTTTCTGTAATATGGGCTCCGGGCTCAAAAAACCTTGACTATAGGTACCAGACTGGTGCAGAGCAAATAGCTAATACCTTCCCCAATCTGCTCTTTTCCGTGGAGCCTGCACAGACCACAGTAAATCTTAAAGAGTACACAGCCCCCAAAGTGGGCAAAGCAGCTCTGCATAATTTGTTGCTAGGCCACCTTGCCACTAGCCAGGTAGAAGCTAAGCAGCTTAGTCTTGAGCAGCTCAGTACAGACCTGGCCCAATTAGACCTCACTCCCTTCCCCAAAGCAGTACGGCAGAGCTTGTATAACGCAGCCACCATAGTGGCACAGCAGCCCAGCCAGCTTGGTAGTGTAGTATCACAGCTAGCTGAGTTACACCCCGCCTACGCCACCCAGGTGCAAGGCTTCATGGAGGCTGCAGTGGAGGCGGCAAGTGGCTTAGCGGCTCTGCCGCCCAGTGGCCGGGACGCTGTGCTCAAAGCTGCTACGCTACCTATCCCCCATCCAAAGAGAGCTACTTACACTTTCCAGGGGCAAGAGTTCACCTCCCCACCAGAACCTGATAAGACACCACTCACTCTTGCCCAATCTATGAGCTACAACAAGCTAGCAGGTGTACTTGAGAATGGGGGCAAACTCTACGCCCCGTCTGTGGCGATTATTAATCCTGAGAATTTTGATGGTGTAGCACTCGGTGGCATGGACGTAACCTTTATCGGTAATGTATCAAGCCTTCCAGAGAATACACTTCTTTTCGGGGCAGATGCCTACACTCCATCATTTGAGAAGTCTATGGTGGGCGCCCCAGAAGAGATTGCTTCACAGATAGCAGCTAAGGTCACCGCCTCCCATGGCAGCCTAGAGGCTCGGCTGAAAGAAGCTCTTGCTGTAGCCCAGGGCAACACTGCTTTCGGTAATAACATAGTGGACGCGCTTATCTCCCCGAACATGACTGCCGAGCAGGTAGAAGAGAACCGAGACAAAGTAGGCACCCTAGATGAGAATGCTAGTGAGGTATTCCACATTGTTAATTCTTTCCTTAATGAGTACAGTGAGGCTATAACAAATACCGCTTCCAGTATCTTCGATGGAGTTACTGAGCGTGACATACCCGAGATGAAGCGGGCTATCAGTAAAGAGTTTGCCCACCAGATACTGGGCGTACCCTACGAGTCCATGCCTAGTGTTGAGTTAGTTGAGAAGGTGACTGGGCTGCAAGAATGGCTTGCCAATGACGTAGAGCAGTATGCAACAGGGCTGCGTGAGAATACACTCTTCCGCCTGCCATACTGGGAGGGCAAGGTTCTTGAGGCCATGCCGCTTAGCAACTTCAAGGCAGTAGTGGTGCATACCGCCCCATCAACGCAAGAACAATACGATGCCCTTGACAAGCTCGGAAAATCTGGGGTTCCGGTAATATACGCTGTAGACAATCTCAAAGAAGGGGTTCAACAAGCTACCTCCATTATGCCAGACCTGCTCTTCTCCACCAACCAATCCCCCAATGTAGAAGACGTTTCCACTGTCAGACTTGCGTTGGAAGACGTGGCTAGCACCATTACATTAGCAGAGCTACAAGACTACCCTGCCCAAGATACTACAGCTATTGACTGGGAGGGCAGTGAGGTACTTAGTAGCTTAGGCGCCTTAGTTGCAGCTCCTCCCAGTGAGGTGCTTAAGGGACCGGTACTCCACGCAGTGCGCAATGGCTTACTTGACAATAACCAACTGCGCAGTCTTATTAGTAACTACGCCAGTCATGGAGAGCTGCCACCCGGCTACCTACAGTATACTCCTGCCAGTGAGGTAGCAAGAGCCCTAGACTACGATATATCGGCGGAAGGCCAAGCTGCTCTATCCCTCACCTATAACATGCGGTGGGAGAAGCTTAAAGAGGAGTGGACGCAAGAGGCTAGACAAGCAGGGCTTAAGAGACCTGTACAACTGGGCAGTGGGGAACTTCCCCAGCACTTTAATGCTGGGCACATGCTGCATAGCTTGATGGGGGCGCTGCATGCAATAGGCACCCAGCTACCCGGTCCCTCCCCCCATAGCGAGGCTGGGCTACTTAAGAAGCTGCATGTACTTACAGAAACTGCGGACCACGTGGGTGCACTATACCAAGCTACGATGATTGAAGCGCTTGACGGCGCTGGGGCGGAGCTGCTTAACGAGTACGCCCAGAAACAAAGCCCGCACGTGGCACGCATGCTTCGCGAGGACTGGGACACACTGTATGAGCTCCGCCGCCTGGCGTACCTCCACCGCGATACTTTTATGGAAGCTGTAGAAGCGTCTGGGCTACTAAGCAACCCAGCTTACTCGCACACGGCTAATATTGGCGGGTATGAGTTTACCTCCCCACCGGCGCAGGGTAAAACACCTTTTATGATAGTACACGGTATGGACGTATATAAGTTACAGAAGACATTGGAAACTGGGGGCTTAGCAGCTCCGTCCCTTGGCATTATTAAATCTGGATTTGAGGGACTTGAGTGGTTGGAGCCCACCGTAGGTTTCATAATGAGCCCCGAGAAACTAAGCCAGCTTAATTACATTATGTATCGTGGTGACAGCTTCACCCCCACCTGGAATGCAGCCTTGCGCATTGGTGGACCAGATACCACTGCGCAAGAGAAGTCTGATATTATCCGAGACCTGGTTGAAGATAACCTTGGTACTATGGAGAAGCGGATAAGCCGCCTAGCTAAAGATGGCAAACTGGCACCAGAGCTAGGTGACTTATTTACGGCAGATATAATTAATGGGCAGGAGCTAGACAATAGCCGTGAAGCTTTCGAGAAGAAAATACCGGAGGGTTGGACTGATATAGCCTATATAATGGGTGGCCTTATAGGCGAGACTATGGCGGCCAACGATGTTACTGACTATAAGGATATGTACGAAAATGAAGACTTGGAGTGGTTTGTTCGCTCACTTGGTTTAGAATTGGGTTGGGATATTTCTCCCCCAGCCCCACCTACCACGTTTGAGGTAAACGACCAAGTAATGGCAGCTGCCAAGAAAGCGGCAGCTAAAGTGAGGGAGGTGCGTAACCAAGAGAAATACCGTGAAGTTAAGGTGACAGACTTTGTTAAGCTTGAAGACTTCGCAGCTGTTCAAGTGGCGAGTAGTATACTTATCCACCCAAAAGTTACACGGTTTGTTCGCGAACTAGTGTCTATGGGCTTGGTAGTTATGCCTGTAAATACAAGCTCACTAGATGCTGAAGAAGGCGTTGAAGCAACGCAGCAGCTCATTAGCGCGCTGCCACAGTTGACATTCTCCCTCCAGCCGCCCAACCCTAATAGCTTGCAGTCGCCGGAGCTACAGCAGAAAATCAAGGAAGCTGTAGAGGAAAACCTGCTCCCCCCATGGGAGAAGATTATGGAGCAGTGGGTAGCCACTAATAAGCTCTATGGTGGTGAGGAAAGCTGGGCAGTTGCAGCTAATATGGGGGAGACGGAACTGGAGTATGAAGACTGGGTTACCGTGCGGACACCTGCTTTCAAGAAGTGGTTTGGTGACTGGGAAGACGGTAAGCGCCATAGTATTGTAGTTAACCCGAGAACAGGAGAGCCGCTTAAGGTGTACCATGGCAGCTTGGCCCGCTTCGATACTTTCAGCTTTAAGCACCTGGGCAGCACTGGCTCAGCCCACGGTCGTGGCTTCTACTTCACTGATGACCCACAGCTTGCGGCGGGCTACGCCACTAAGGACGACGAGGTTGGTCATATCTATTCTGGGTTCTTGAATATCCGCCGGTTGCTGGGGGAAAGTAATAAGAAACTCCGCCGCCGTGATGTATATAACCTGCTCCACAAGATGGTACGTAATGGCAGTGAAATACTATGGGACTTCAACGACCTTAATAAGTACCAGCTTGAGACGGTGCTCTCCCAAGCAGTAGACCAGCTCTTCGACACGAACACTAATGACGCAGATATTCTAGCCGAGCTGGGTAACCTTGACAATGCCGAGGATGTGCATCGTGCTTTCGGTGGCAGCCCTGGCTACCAGTATACCCTCCCAGATGGGCGGCATTATTACATAGCACTACTGCCGAACCAGTTCAAGGCGGTTAATAACTACGGTACTTTCTCGCCCCGCCAGGATAACATGATGTTCTCAACTACCCCACTCCAGGCTGCGTTGAATACTGCCTACTCCGTCCCACCATGGGAGCTGCGGGAGGACCTGCCCGGCATCGGCAGCAGGGCGAAACGCCTGTGGCAGGTTATTACCTCGGACCGTGTCAAAGACCTGTGGGCAGACAAGCAGGGAGAGCTGGAGCGCATAGTGAAGAAGCTACCGGGTAATGCCCTTGCTTTGGCGGTACGAAATGGGTGGAAAGCATACAATGCCCAAGTGCAAGCGGACTTGGTGAATGATATCCTACCCATGCAAGAAGCTTTGGCTGTAGACCTAGCAAAACAACTTAATAGGGTGCGGGCAACAATTCCTATGTATAAAGGAATGCGGAAGTCTAAGGCAATGAAACTCTTTATGGAGCACCTTGATAAAATAGGCAAGTACGTCTATCATGGTGAGGAGCGTAATGTAGAGATTGCCCTTCGCACAGGTGGGGCAGACCTTGCCGGCTCTGGAAGAACACTGCCCGAGATTGCCGAGGTTAAGCAGTTCTTCATGGACCCGGCACGTGGGGGCGGTGAGCTACTCACTATTTATGAGAATATCTATAACACTCATATCAAGCCCATGCTGGAGTACAGTGAGAATAGATTACGGGCCGCCGGGCTACTTACCCCAGAGATGGAAGCAGCTCGCCCCAACTACAAGTGGTATATCCCGCTCTATGGTAAACCGGAAATAGAAGACCCTACAGTGTCCCATAATATAGATGACTCCTTCCGCTCGCGTACTGGCGGGGGAGCACTTGCCCGCGATACACTCCAGAACCGCACCCACAATGCAGAGGGCCGCCACGGTACAGAGGCGCATAACCTCTTTGAGAATATCTTCACCCAGTTAGAATCTACTGTAAGACGTGTCCGGGCCCAAGAACCTAAGCAACGACTGTGGGAGTTTTTGCAGACACCGGAAGGGGCTCTGGCATTCAACGCCACCACGTCGCAGCACCAGCTTGGCAACCAAGCTACTGTGAACCAGGCTGGGCAGCAGACTTGGAGAAACCAAGCAACTGCAGATAACCAGGTTATATGGCAGGACGGTAATGAAGTGCACATTATGACTATCGGTAATGAGCTAGCACTTAATGCCGTGAAGAATTTCAACCGCTCTCTCTTCCCATACGAGGGCAATCCTCTCGCCCAACCCGGCGCAGCTGCCTGGCACGGAGTGGCATGGGTAACTCGCTTCATGGGAAGTATGTATACTCGGTACAACCCGTCTTTCATACTTCGTAACAAGATGATGGACTCCCTCCAGCAGTGGCAGTATATACTTGCGGATGCTCCTGTGGGGGGTATGACCACAGCCGCTGGGCCGCGTGGCTACTTAGAAGCCGTGGGCAATGTGGCTAGGCGGCTGAAGCTAGCCCTGCTTGCCGCCAGCTATAATACTCTTTGGACTGGCACCCTGGGCAAGACTAGCGGCTTCGAGCAATGGTATAAGCGCTACGAAGCTCTGGGCGGTGTTACTACCTACGCCTCTTTCCTTGGTCGCAATACTCTCATTAATCTGGCCAATGAAGCATGGCGGCAGGCAGCTAACCCTGTGGAGAAAGCACTGGATGTTAAGGGTAATCTTAATTGGCTGGCAGAGCTTCTTAACAAGGCTAATGATACTATGGAGCTTACAACCAGGGTATCTGCTTTCCGCGCTTTAGTTGAGTCTGGAGTGGAGGAAGAGACTGCTGCCCATTATGTTAAGGACATTATGAACTTCGAAACTAAGGGCGACCTAGCGCGTGGCATTAATGCTTTCTATCCGTTCTTCACTACCAGCTTATTTGATATGCGGCGTATCCTCAAGACACTCTCCCGCAAAGAGGGGCAGGTACTCCTGGCGGCACTTATCGGTATCTCCTATACTATGTGGGCGGCACTGGCAGCTGCCACGGGTGACGATGATGACGGGCAGGCATGGGTGGATAAGTACCCCATGGGCATTGCCTCGCGCTACGCCATTGTGCCCGTAGTATCAGACGACGGGGTAATGCGTGGTGAAGGTATCCGCATCCCACTAGGCTTCGGGCTGGGGCGCATTGCTAATACCATAGCGCTCTCATGGCGGAGATACTTCAACGGGACTGACGAGCCTAGTGACTTAGTTTCTAACCTTATCAACCACGCTGCTATCGGTTCTCTCTCCCCCATACAGCCGAGTGATGTTAATATTAAAGAAGACCCTGTCACATGGCTGGGTAATACTTTCCTTCCGCAGGTACTTAAGCCAGTGCTGCAGTATAGCTCTAATAAGAACTGGCGAGGGCAGCCTATATACAACCCTGGTACCTTCCGGGCTGAAGGGGAGCTGGACTATAATACCGGCTTCGCAGCGACGCCGGACCTCTATAAGAGTCTTGCAGAGAAGCTTTACGACGGCACAGGTTACGATGTGGCGCCTGAAAGTATTGCCTACTGGGTAGAGACTGCTTTCGGCGGGCTTGGTCGTGATGTGGTTTCTGGCACGGAGCTCTTCCTTGACACCACTGGGACAGGTGAGCCGCCTACTTCCTCATGGTGGCGGAATATACCGATGCTGAGCGGCCTCACGCAGGCCTCCCCCTCCATTACCCGCGAGAAGTATTTTGAGTACCGTATGGAGGTGACAGACGAATACAACCGGTTAATGGACGCCAATAAGCGCGGCAAAAGTCCAGACGCCTATATGAGAAGCTACGGGTACAAGAAACAGTTTGATGCTGTAGAAGCGCAGCTGCGTGAGTTGCGTAAGTACCGTAAGCAAGTACGTGAAGGACTCCACGGGGCCGAGCGCCAAGCGGCCGAGCGGCAACTCAACGACGCCATGCAGGTACTGCAGGCTAACATGGTTAATCTTTATGAAGAACAAACTAGGAGAAAGAAATGAAAGCACCAGTAATAATAGACGAGTCTGTTAAAGAAACCCGCATTGCCTTCTACGGGGTATGCAGGAAACAGGGCTGGCCAGACCAGCTGGTCGGAAGAATAAGAAAGGCGGGCACTATCACCCACCTGTTAGAATACCCTGCTACGCTGCAGGGTACCGAGATTATTTTCGAATGGGATTCACTGCTTTACAGTTTGGCCCCTGGCCGTTATCTGGTAGACCTATTTGAAGGCGACACAAAAGTTGGCTTCTTTCAGGTTCAGTTAAAACCTCACAGCTGGGACACTGAGGTTGTGAGCCATGAATAATAGCCCCCCCAATTACTAGCCCAAAATAAACCATCGTAATTAGTACAGCAGCTTCAGGGCCCTTCTCACCGGGCCCTCTTCTTGTAAGAAGATAACACATACTGGGAAACCAAATTATTGAAGCCCAAGCTACCATGTGGAGGAACATTATTTATCCTCCCATTTATTGTATACAGAAAGCGCGCCAAAGAAATTATCCTTCCCCAATGGGAGAACAATGAACTTATCAGGGTACTCCTTCACTAAATGGGCGAGCACGTACTCGTCGTCATAAAAACCTTCTTTCGAGGCCAGCTGCATTGCGGCTTTGATGAAAGCCTCTGCCAACCACGTGGCCAAGTGGCTTGGTACTACCCAGGCGCTCCCACAAATACGGTCATCCTTACGAATGCTGTCACGAGTAGAAAATAGAGTAACTGTATCTTTGCTAAAATCGTACTCCCACTTGTGGGGGACAATTGGTGTATGGGGTATTACAGCGTAGTGGCGTAGCCCGGCGAAGTCTACCCAAGCATAGTGGCTTGGCTGCTCGGCCCCATGGTGCTTATAGACTGTCGCAATGAAAGTAGGCTTACACCACATAAGGAAGATATACTTAAACGGAAGGTCATCCTGCACTGGTTTATCCTGCCACGCCATAATATTTTTAGCAAGAGTTAAATCAAGGTCGTCGTAGGCGAAAAGCCAGGAGGGCTTATCATTACCACGAATCTCACTTATCTGGTCCTTGAAGCTTTCTTGTGTAAGAATAGACATGGGATTTTGTAGCTGAGCTAGCTTGGCAAAGTTAGTAAGGTACCAGTCATTACTTCGCTTCACAGTACCCGGGCGGCCGTGCCACCCAATATCAAAATACGCAGTGACTACATGAATTTGGCTTTGGAGTTCTTTGTCCATACATTAATGCCCTCAAGTTTAATTGAAATTACGCTTCCATCTTCGAAGCTATACATGCCTTCTTGGTGATATACACCACCCTTCTGGGTAGCGACCTTACAGGCATGGTTTACTGCCATGGGTTTACTATTAGTAGACTCAAGCTCTTCAGCATAGTGCTTGGCCACCTCGTGGGCGATACTCATACGCAAGCCTTCTTATGGTCCTCTGCCTTCCAGTTCTCCGGGCGTTCTAGCTCGTACCCATTGAAGCGGCGGCGCATGGCAAATGTAAAGCTCGCTGCCTCGTCTGCGGTTGCGAAACATAACTCGGAGGCAAATAGGTTATTATCCGTAGTTGTGCCATTCCAGTTATAACTGCGGTACCCGCAGTCTGCTTCGAAGTCCGGAGTATAGTAAGTCTGGCGAGGCTTAGGCCGAGAATCTAGTGGGCGGGCATAGGACAATGTACGCGTGACAATATCGTAGATACGGCGGTACTTAACTTCTGGGTCCCAAGTAGGGTTGCTAGTTAATCTAAACCATGCAGTTGTGAAACTCCTAGTCCGGCCCTGCGCCGCCCACCTAGTCCACGGGTCATTTACCTTAGCTGCGTCTTCCGCGTATAAAGCCATAAGCTCTGCATGCACATGGCCCAGTGGTATGTTATCTTCACTTGTCATTACACTCTCCAATTAAAGCTTTCGCGTGATTCAGTGCTGCTTCCCGGGTGGCGTGTACCAGCCCACGTTGCAAGAACTGTTTCTGAATTATACTACCCTGCCAGCGCTCACAAGTAACCATTTGCAGCAGCCCTATATCTGTAATCCATACAGTATACCCAGTGGGTGGAGCAGACTTAATTGGCGTCTGGTATTTTATTTCTCTGGTTATCATTTCGCCAGGTTCCGTAGGGATGAGGCTCCCCTGCCATGTATTGTTTGAGGGCTGATATTGCCAGCTCATTTTGCATCTCCAGTTTGGACCACACCCGCCCTGCAGCTTCCCACAGGTGGCGGGCAGAAGTATCTATGTATTCTTCTAAGAAGTATATTTCTTGGCAAGAAGTATTTAACAGCAACTTGCAGCAAGTTACACAAGGCGACAAAGTAACGAAGCAGCTATGTATCTCGTACACGTTACTGCATTGCAGTAGGGCATTCTGCTCTGCGTGAATTGCCTGGCAAGAATCAAGTCCTACCCCACTAGGCAGCCAGGCCCCTTGGCATGCGTGGGGGTATTCCCCTCCCACACAGTCATTGCAGTGGGGCTGCTTACTAGCAACCCCGTTATAGCCTGTTGCCATTACGTGACCGCGCTGATTAAGTAGGACACAGCCCACTCGGCGGCGGCAGCATGTAGCACGCTGGGCTACGATAACCGCTATCTGCATTGCCACTTCTTGCTGGCTGGGGCGCACGTTACTTCTCCCACCAGCGCAGTACACTACCCGGCTTGCTATCGCGTAATGTACGCAGGTACTCAAGCAATGACCGACGGTTATGGTATAGCTCTGGCGGTAGCTCCGCGCACTCGTAGCTTCTAGGCTGTTCTAAGTCGCGAAGCAGCTTAGTAGCCGCAGCGAGGTTAGAAGTGTAGAGGTGCATACTGGCTGCAGTAACTTTCAGCCTTCCGAGAGTTATCTTCTCTGCCTGCTGTTCGTTAAGGGCGGCGCAGACGTAAGCTGCCACCATTGAGAAGTTGAAAACATCATAAGGCAAGCCTAGCCAGACGTCGCTGCTACGCATGAAGGTATGACAGTGAAGCTCGCCACCACGAATCAAAAAGGACATTGCCACTGTGCATGGCACGTCGCGGGTGGGGGGAGGATTCTCCCGCCATATAGTGAGAACTGCCTGCCGAGAGTCCGGGTCACCAAGCAGCTTATTCACTACGTAATCAACTTGCGAAACAATCTTGGGCCCGTAGGCACCGAAGAAAGTAAAGCCGTTATCACTGAACTGTGAAATGTTCTTGTTATATGGGGCGATGTTATCGACTAAGCTATCACCAGTAAGAATCCAGTATGCCTCTGCCGCCATGAAGGAATAGCTTAACTTACGCCCCTCCTCCATTAGTACAGGATACTTCATATCAGCAGAGACAGACATGCCAAGGAACTCAAGTGTTTCTACCCCATGGGGAGAGACTATCTCACCGTGCTCAATAAGGGCCTTAAGTAAGGACACCCAGTCTACAGTCCAGAATTTATTTTCCATAGAGGTCACCAAAAGATTTTATTGAAATTTTACCCAGGGCACGCCTAGCAGCCCGGTACTCGGTGGCTGAGAATACATTGTGCAAGCTTATTACCCTCTCAGACGGATATGACTGCAATGCCTTGAGGGTAGAGTACTCGTCCAATGCCAGTACGTAAGACTTAGGATAATTCCCAAAGATAGTTGCGGCATTATCGTCGAGCGTGTCTACCCACATAGTTTTATGCTCGCCCACATGACTCTCCTCCAGCAAAGCAGCTACGCGGCTAAGCTGCCCTGCCTCATTGAAGTCTGAAAAGGGTAGTGGGGTATATAGGTTACACTCGGCTACCGGATGCCGGTAGGCTGCGGCCACTATGAGCACAGCCAGCATGCTACCCGTAGCCGTGTCCATAAACGTCATCGTGGGCGAGCTCGCTTTCAGGATACTGGAGCGGAGATGTATATCCCCCTCCGCCTCTGGGTAGGCGGTGTAGTCGTAGTGCACTACTGGCAATGCTGTAGACAGCCTAGAATAGGCGCTGTATACCTGGCGCACCTGGTCAATACTCTTAAGCATCTCCGAATCTCGCCGCCGTCTATAAGACGCCTCAATAGCTTCGGGCCCGGGGTTGCATATTACAACGCAGGCGCCGCAAGCTAACGCCGCCCTCTCTAAAACGCGCTGTGCATTGGTAGTAAGACGACGTTGTCCATTGCGGTAGGCATCGGCGTAGGGCCACTCACTAAGCCAGCTACGGTCGAAGACAATATCAGTAAGCCCCATAATAGCAGGGAGCATTGCCTCAAGATACATGCGATTATAGCCTGTACCCAACTGGGGGTACTCTTTGAAAGCTACGTAGTGAGAGTCAGTAGCTTTGGCATAGCGGCGGGCTACAGTAGTTTTGCCCGCCCCATCAACACCTTCGAAAATAACAAGGGCCATTATTGCTCTCCCAGAATAGTGGCTAACTCCTGCTCGGGGCCTACCCAACCTTCAGGCTTAACCACGTCTAGGCTAGTACCACGCTTGGAGCTATCATCAGTGGCACGCTCTTTCAACATATTTACTTTGTGGACGGCAGACATACCGGCCTCCCATTGTTCTGGGGTGATACCCATGAAAAGGGCAGTACCATATACCACATAAGCAAGGTCCAGAAGAGCATCGAACATCTTCACACGGTCGCTGCATAGCGAGGCTTCTTCAAACTCATCTAGCTCTTCTTGCATGAATGCAAGCCGAAACTCTGCCACTGGCATATTGCCGGTAAGATAATCATCCCTTCCAGTGGGAAGACCAAACTGCCCATGGAATTCTTTTACTTGTTGAATACTCATTTGTTTCTCCGTAGTTTACGTTTAACTAAGCTACGACGTGGCTTAGCTGCTTTGGGCTCGGCTATTTCTAGCCGTTGCCGATAATATTTGGGGTAATACTCTTTGCCTTTAACATCCTCCCCATAGAATTCCCGCATAGCTTTCAATACTTCTTCATCAGTAAGCCCTTGTTGGAGGTGCTGCTTGACAAAGTCTGCCATGCTCTTATAGCCACCCTTAGCTTTAGTGGTAGTGGCTGTGTCGATAATAGCGTCTTCAGTTTTCTTCTTTACTGGGCGGGTGTAAGGTTGTTCGTACCTCTCTTTCATCATTTCAAGATAATCCTTGTTGATGTTCTTAATGTCTGCCAAAGCAGTACGAGCTTCGTCGTCTGCTCCAATGAGTTTACCATACGCAACAAAAATATCAACAGCTTTGTCTACCGGGTAATCTGGCTTCTCGGACCAGTCCCTAAGGTCGCCCTCCTCAAAGTGGTGCATGAAAATACTGCCTTTGGCAGGAAGGTGTATTCCCTTCCCACCGGTAAGCATAATCACCATTTCTTTATTTGGACCGAACCATACGCCCTTTGCTTTTTGGCTTTGTGTGTTTACCTTTCTTCTTAGCTTCACTTTCGAGCTCCTCACCTATTAGTATCAAATCAACGATACCGCGCAGCCAAGCCTTGGCCTGGTCTAACGGTATCGGCCCCAGTGAATACCACTGTAGTATCGCCTTGTTATACGCGTTGAGTCGTATCTCACCACGTATAGCTTGACCATGGCGGAGAATATAACCTTCTTCTTTTTGGGAAGGGACTACCTCATATTCAAAGGTATCGTCTACTCCACCCGGCGCGTACTCAATATCCATTACAATTCTCCGCAATGACATCCATTGCTTCTTCATACGAAGATGCTGATGTTGCCTTAGTGAGTACCTTTTCTATTTCTTCTGCGGGCCAGCCAGCTTTTTTGGCTGCCTTCCGCCAGCTAGCAATAATGTAGAAGATATTCTCTCCAACGTCAACTGTATAGTCTGGTGTTTGCATATAGTGCCTCTTGTTTGTTTACAGGGCTATTATAGCAAGCTTTCGGGATTTTGTAAATAGCTATTTACAGATTATTCTGCAAATCTTTAAGAGCCTCAAACAAAGCATTCTGCCCGTGCCGCTTAGACTTAAGCGCAGTGGCAACTATTTTGTCAATAGTATCTCTCGCAATGATACGGTAGATATATACCCGAGTTGCTTGGCTGCCTTGCCGCCGAATACGACGGTTAAACTGGTCATACAATTCATAGTTCCAGGTGGGGGAGTACCAACAGACGTGCTTGCCCACTGCCTGCAAATTCAAGCCATGCCCCATGGAGGCTGGGTGGCCAAGCAGCAAAGGGATTCGCCCTGCATTCCACGCATCCGCTATTTCCAATGACCGGGCAGGGCTCACACCACCGCCGATGTAAGGCAGCTTCCCACCGAAGGCCTTTTGTATTTTCTCAAGGTCATGTTTGAAGTCGTAAGCTACCAAAAGCGGTTGACCCTGCAGCTCCTCCACTAGGTCACGTAGCGCCTCTAACTTTGCATCATGGAGGTCATACCACTCACGCTCTGTCTTCTTCAACTTAATAAGAGCTTCAGTATCCTCGTCTTTGTACACAGCCCCACTGGCTACCTGCCGTAGTTTAATGCTGGCAGTGGCGGCGGAGCGGGCAGTAATAACCCCGTCGCCTATCTTAGTGAGGAAGTCATCTTCAAGTTGCTTGTAGATTTTAAGAACCTTGGGCGGCAGCTCCACAATAATATCTCTCTCCACCGCCTTGGGCATATCGATAAGCTCCTCCCCCATACGTAGAACAAGTGGGGATATTCTCTTGTAGATAGCCTCCTCTGCCCCCGGCTTTATCTCATAGCTGAAGCCGTCGAAACCCTGGTTGAAATACTGGGAGCGATAGTGAGTAATATACTGCCCCAGGCTCCGCCCCATATCAAGACAATAGCACTGACCGAAGAGGTCCATTAACCCATTACTGGCGGGAGAGCCTGTCAGCCCCCACCTGCGGGCGAAGGTATGGAGTACAGTTTTGAGTATCTTGAACCGTACTGACTGCGGATTTTTGAACTTGCTAAGCTCGTCAATAACCAGCGTATCAAAACCAAACTGCTTCCACCGATTAACGTCCACTGAAATAGACGTCTTGCCCTGCTTGGTTTTTGTCTTTAGTGGTTTGGCTAGCCACTCAAGTCCTTCGGGGTTCATAACGTAAATATCCGCTGGCTCCTGCAGTAGCTCATCTTTATGGGGGCCATGTAACACCACCACTTTCAAGCCATTGAAGTTAGCCCACTTCTTAACTTCCTCGGGCCATACTAACTTGCATACCCGTAGTGGGGCGAGTAACAATACCTTGGACAGCAGTCCCCGGTCCTTCATTATTTTAATGGCAGCAAGAGTAATACTAGTTTTGCCAAGGCCTGGGTCAAGAAATAAACCAGCGCCGCCTCGCTCTATTAAGAACTTCACTGCTTCCTTCTGATAATTGTGAGGCTCCCATTCTCTCAATTGTTTCAATGAGCGCCTGCATCGTCTTCTCAACATTATCAAAAACTCCTACATTAAAACCCAGGCGGCTTAGCCGCTCAATCTCATACTGCTGTATTGGGCGCGGCTTAGCGCCTGGGCGTTTGAACTCTGCAAAATATACTTGCCCCAGTGGGAGGAGGAAGAGCCTGTCTGGGCAGCCACGCCGCCCAGTAACATCGAGCTTAATACTGTCGACGCCCAGCCACTTAGCGGCTTCGTGGCAAGCTCTTCTTTCTATATCCCGTTCTAGGGTAGCCCATGCTTGTCGCGGCATCGCGCGCATGCCCCCCTAACAAGTCTGGCAAAGTATTCCCCGCATAGCTCACACTCACCGGGTTTTCCAGCAGGGATGGCACTCACGGCTTTGCGGATATAATGCAGACGTGCTTCTTCTTCCACAGCCATATCTTCAACTGTCTTATCTACTTCATCTACCATTTTAGTACTCACATTAGTTTAATTTCTTCCAATCAACAAAATCGGCGATGATAGCAGCAATGATAAAAGCAACCAAACATACTAGCAGTATGGTTGATGCGACTTTATCATGCTTCGTCTCATGGCATTCATAGCGCTCTCCGTCTTTGATGATGGTGAATGCTGCTTTATCGCTTGAGCATTGATATTCAGCCTTCTCAGCAGCGCATTGATATTCACTTATCTTCTCCGCTGATGGTAAAGCCAGACTATCAACTATATCCTGGACCTTAACTGTCTTGTCTACTTCGTCTACCATTTTAGTACTCACATTGTCCGCCACCATTGGCGGCATTATCTTTACGGTAAAAACACCAGTGGCATAAATTATTGGGGCGCGGTGCAAATGATTCATCAAGAAACATAGGCTTCACCCGCTTCTCCCATAACTTCTTGAGCCTGTCTATATCTTTCCTGTAGAAGGTAAGAGACTTCTCTTCGGGGCTGCCCGGGGCTGGGAACACAGTACCCTCATCAAGGTAAACTAGCCGTGGCTTCACCACTTCAATATCCTCA